GCTTCAACCTGAAATGTTACTGTGTTACTACCAGTGCTGATGCGGGCCTTGTCTGTTTGCCAAACCTGAGCCGATGCACTTGTATATACGTTTGCTTGTGGCATTATTTCTTGTCCTCAGGTGGGATAGCAATTACAGGCTGAAACAACTGGCGTGTTTGATGTAACACCCCGGGAATCTCAACTGGCTGTTGCTTGTAGCCATTGGCAGCAGGACTGTGCGGGTTTATCACTGGTGGTGTTGTCAACACTGATTCATTTAGTTTCTTGGTCATATTAAACTCCGTATTGGCCTTTGTACTCTTTCCAAAGATTAGCAGTAGAAGCAAGGATACCTTCGTCTACTTTTTTCTCTTTGTCTTTTGCTTTTCCAAGATCTTTCGAACCTTTGCCGTCTTGAGCGTAATCTGGAATACCATCTTTGTTAGCATCTGGCTTTTTGGCTTCTTTGATACCGGCCATTTCACGGATTCTAGACAATTCGTCTTCTTCGCCTAACTGGTAAGGAACGTCGCCTACTACTTGGGCTTGGCGGCTTGCCATTGGATTAGGTCTAGCGCCTGCTGTTTGCTTTTTCCAACCAGCAGCTTCGATTGCTCGGTGAGTGTTGGCCATCTGTGTAGAATTTGGCACAGAAATTATCTTGGTATCAGGATCATACTGCACACCGCTTTGCATGACAAGTTCTTCTGAAGGCTCTTCTCCTGAAGGACTGACGTAATCAATCATGTCGCCTACCTGTGCGCCCATGCCGCTGGCAGGTTGTCCAGCCATTTCCATCATGCGGTGTAGTGCATCTTCTTCTTCGGCAGCATAACTTTCTTGACGCTCTTCCTGGCTGGCCAATACTGGCACAGTTGATTGTCCAGTTGACTTGGGCTTGTTCAAACCGCCTGCATATTCAAAGTTGTCTTCAGCAGTTTCAGTGTTTGTGGGATAGTCTGGCTCATTCAATGTTGGTTGTGTGTCGCCATAGGCTTCGTCCATTTCTTGATCGCCGCAGGCCGATTGGTAACCAGAGCCACCGTAACCTGATTCACTGCCATCACCTAGGCCGGCCATTTTAAGCAACTTGCCCAGTTTCAATGCGTCGTCATCTGTGGCAGTAACAGTCAAACTCTTGCTTGGACCACCGTTGGCGTCCGAGTTCATGCTCATGTTAACGTTCATGCCTTCAGCAATCATGCTTTCTAGTTCATGATTCATTGAATCATAAATGCCTTTGCCATAGCTGAAACCGCTTGAGGCTGTGGGAGTACCTGTGCCGCCTGCTTCTTCAGTTTTTTCTTTTTTCTTCTTGGGAGCATCGTCAGACTTTTTCTTCTCAGGCAAACCTTTGTGCTTGGTAGAGGCAAAGTCTTCAGCATCTTTCTTGCCCATTGACTTGGCTACTTTACCAACTTCTTTAGACGGTGCTTTTTCGCCCTTTTGTGTTGCATGTACCATGCCCATGAAACGTTGTTGTTTTTTGCTTACTGCTTTTTCTTCAAGGTCTTCTTCACCGTCTTTGCTGACAGTGTAGCCGGCCTTCTTGAGAATGGCCTTGGCCTTGGCAACGTTTGGATCTTCGTCATGGTCAGCTTCTTTGTTCATCAACTTGGACCGGCCACTTGGACCTTTGGCGCCAATTGCGCTTTTGGTACCTTTTGGTCTACCACGTCCACGCTTTTCGCCATCAGCTGATGCATCGTCGTCAGTGCCAACTGAGTGACCGGTGTTGGGATCGACTCTACGAGTCACTCTACGACCACCTGGGATCTCTTCAACATCATGTTTAGAACCGTGTGTGATAGAACCAATTTTGGGTGTGCTACGACGTCTTTCGGCGTCCTTCATCATGTCATCCCAACCTTCGTCAGTTTCTTGTTTGTCAGCAGGAGCTTGTCCTGACAAACCACTCTTGGGGTTGCTTACTGGTTTCAGTGTGCTGTGTTGACTTACTTTTGCTTGTGGTGCTTTGGAGCCTAGTTTGCCTGCACCTTTGCGCAACATCTCAAAGTCGTTGGCATCTAGTCGGCCGTTGTCATTTTTGTCTAGTTTCTTTTGCCCACCACTGAGTGCTGACTTCATTGCTTCAGCGGCCACGTCACCCAACATCTCATCAACTTCTTTCTTGGCGCCAGCAATCTTGTCAGCAAAAGTGATCTTGTCTTTGGGTTCGGCCAGAGCAGCAAAACTCTTGGCCTTAGCTGGGCTCATTTTTTCTTTGACCTGCTTTGGTTTTTCGCCAGAGAATCGAGGAAAACCTTCGTGGCTCTTTGGCATCTCTGGTGCTGGTGCACCTCCAGAGAATCGAGGAAAATCTTTTTTGCTACCGCCTTGGGCAGCAGCCTTGCGTTGATATGTTGGTTGATTAACCGGGTTGGTCATATCTAGATCGCCGATACGATCTTCAATACCTTCGTCGTACTTGTCATACTTCTTGCGAACTGGGTCAAGAGCCTTGCCTTCACGACCAGCCTTGGCCAAGGCTTCCATGCCTTGTTTGCCGTATTTTTCATAGCCCTTGGCCGCACGGCTCATGTCACGCTCGTTTAGTTGACCGTGTGTGACTTCTGGCTTCTCGCGAATGCTGTCCAGCTTTTTGTTTAAATCGTAAAAAAATGTCATTGTATTATCCTCGAGGTTGTGCGCCAGTTGCTGGCTTGGGTTGACGTTTGATATTGCTAAAGGGACTCTTGTCACCCATGGGCAATTCGTTTGTGGTTTTTGCTGGAGGTGTCTTGCCGCCGGCAACTGTAAAGTCACTCTTGTAAGCATTCTTTACAACTTCATGATCATAAGGACCAGTTGCGTAATCTTTCTTCAGTGCTTTTTGTTCAGCGTCTGGAGCAGGATAAGGAGCATCTAACAAGTCTTTGTTTTGACCTTCAATTTTTTTGTTTTCATCAGTTAGACTTTCTTCGTATGGTGTTGTGTTCATCACAATACGATTTGGATCCAAGCCTAGTATTTGTGCCAGTTGTTTGATCTGTGGCTCAATAGCTGGGTACTTAAACTCCACATCCACAATGTTCATGGACTGATTGGGAAATGCCGGAAAGTCTGGAATTTTCTTGCGGACTGGGGTGCTCTTGGCATCAGACATTTTGACAATGTCAAATTGAGCACACTTGTCTTTGAGCTCTTTAAAAAAGCCTGCGGGCACATCACCCACTACCTTGATACGATAGTTGTATGTACGTTCGCTTTCGGCTAGGTATTTTGCAAATGGTTTCATGTTCAGTATCCTGTTGTATATTTATTCTTTTTGCGTGTTTTGGCCTTTGCCAATTATACGCTCAAGCAAATCATTGCGGCTGAGAACCACTCCGTGTGCTGTTTGTGCGGCGGCTGTGCCCTCGGGATCTTTAGAATCTATCACCTGTTGCTGTTGATCCAGGCGCATTTTCTTCATCTGCAGATCAATCATCTTGAGCTTTTTGTCTAGTTTGGCTGTTTTTGCTGTGATAGCATGTCCCAGCATGTTTGATGCCACTGAGAATATTTCGCTGGCAAATCTTGAGTCAACTTGCATGCCCAGATCCATGAGATCTTTATAACTGCCAGTGGCCAAGCCAGCAAGTTCGTCCATTTCTGTATCTGTGGCGTCGAGTCCACGCACAGCAGGCAACGCATTATCAACTTTGTCAATAGCATCATCTAGTGCTTGCAGTGTTTCTCGATTGGCAGGAAGTGTGGGCAGAGCATGGTCTACTTCTTCTTCAGTAGGCGGGAGATCAAACAGTTCTTCGAGTTTACGAGTCATGCCATATTTATGGGGCTAGGCTCGACCGTTGTGAAACATGTCCTGTTCTGTGACCACTCTAAATGTGAGTCCTTGGCGTTGGCACCATTTGGTTGCGGCCTGCCATTTGGCATAGTTGATGGCTACCACAGCTCGATCACGGCTGTTCATTTTGCTCTCAATTACGCTTTGTTTTTTGGGTTTGATTTCGATCAGTTCGGCTCGCATGGTGTTGTTGCGAGTGCGATAAGTGATCAAAAAGTCTGGCACATACACAGTTTGCTTGCCAGTTAGTGGATGTCTGTAGGGTATTTGTACCGCTTCACTGGCCCATTGAAGCACAGCATCATTTGAGTCACAAAAGCGCATGAAGCTGAGTTCCCAACCAGATCTGTATCTTGGCTTGCCTGAGCCCACATACTTGGCAGGGTTTTGAATGTCATAATATCCCTGTGCCCAGCGAGCCATTACTGCACCACGTTTCTGGCTGCATAATAGTTGGGTACCACGGCCACTCCCACGCCTAACAAAGTAGCCCTATTGCGAATGCTGTTGAGATAGTAGGCCATGTTCAAGTTTATACTCATTGAATTGCCAACTCCTCCACCGCTGGTTTGAAAGCTCTGTAACAGTGTCAAGGCCGGGATCTTGGTATCTTCGGCCACTCTGAACAAACTCACAGTAAAGTTATCTGCGGCTTGTTTGGTGGTCATTACTGATCGAAAATAACTGTTGACCACATCATATTCACCCACAGGAATGTCAACATCATAGTCGTAGAAAGTATCAAAAACTCTTACTGTTTGATCAATTCGGTAGTTGGTATCATTAATAGTGGACATGATTATCTACCTGTAGTGTTGTTACTGGGACTCTGTGGGCTGGGAAAGTACATGCCGCTGGAACGACCAGGAATACTGCGTATGGCGCCAGGGATGGCACCTTGAATACTCTTGACACCTTGTGTGACTGCTTCGCTCTTGGCAATGCTGGCAATATTTTTACCTTTGAAAGTATTGTAGGCTGTGCCAGCTTTTTGCACAGCACCAATAGCACCCAGTAGGCCGCCACTTTGCAAATCTTCCAAGATGCCGCCGCCTGCATCCAACAAGCCGCCTTGTCCAAACACTGTGGCTCTTGACCCAGGTCTTGCGATGGGGCTGGTAGTGGTGTCATAATGTGCTGGGTCAGCAAAGCCTTGCACGTTGGTGTCAGGACGCTGATTACCGATTGCACCAGAATAGTATTTCACTGTTTCGTATGCAATGGTCATGGTGTTTTGCATTGTGCCAGCACCTTCAGCATAAGAGTATTGATCATGATTGAAAGCGGTGATCACTGGATTGATCAACACATATTCAGCAAACTTGTGTTGGTCCATGCCATAGATACGTATGTCACGGAAGAATGGCGGCTTGCCTGATGCTGAACTTGTGCCATCATTGAATGCTTCACCAATGTAACCCCAGTCGTTGACATTGCCCAGTCGTTGGTTTTCGTAAATGTCTCGAGCATTGTAACCAAATCCTGATGCTTTGTTACCTGACTGACCAAGACTGCCGTTGGTGCTGTTGGGTGCCAGATAGTTTTGGCTGGGATCTTTGTAGTAATAACTGTAGTAGTTGTACCACATGTTGCGTACATTGTCGCCCGAGTCATCATGAAACGTCAGTGTAACTGGTTCATAGTTGATCTTGGTTTGTATCACACGCTTGCGGTTGTACTGATTCATTACCTCGTTGCTAATACTATACTTGGGTAGGTCTACTGTTTTGACCACCACACTGAGATTCTGTGCTTCTTGTGTGCCAATGACTTTTGAAATTGCTGGAATGTCTGTGTTGAGCGTAAAGCTCACATGGAACAGGAACTTGTAGCGTGGCTTGAGTTCAAATGAGTTGGATGTGAAGGCTTTGCTTGCGTGAGTGTAATCACGCATGCTGCTAGTGCCAGTAAAGCCTTGTAAAAATTGTTGCCCAAATGTTGGCATGTTAGGCCACTAAGTGTTAGGCGCCTTGACCGGCACCTGTGACCACATCACCAACTGTTCTGCCAATTGCTGTGCCAACTCCAGTACCGTTAGGTGTCTGGTTGGCGTTATCGTAAGCGATTGTCATGTTAACTGTGACACCTTCGTTGGTACCATAGTTCAATTCGCCGTAGTCTGCGCCTTTTAGGTAACAGCCATACAATTCCCAAGTTTCAAGAACCACAGGAGTTGCAGCACCGTTGCCGCCGTCTAGGATTTCAATCTTGGTCAAGAACTTGTAATCAATACCAGAAGCTGCAGACGCCTGTTCCAGGAAGTCCATTTGTTTCTGTAATTGTTCACCAATCAACTTGCTCACGCTACCGCTTGCATCATCACGCACTGAACAAGCAACGTCTGCCCAAGAGTGACGGCCGGCCAGTTTCAACGTTGAGTTGTAGATTGGCAATGTGATTTCTTCGAATGTCAAGTTAGGACGAGCCACGCTCACAACCTGCTTGGTTAATTCTGTTGTTGGCTTTGAAAGGCCAAAGTTTTCAAACATCACTCTAAAGCGATATTTGAGTTTTGGCATCAACAAACCTTGTACGCTAGAGCTTTGATCGCTAGCTAGTGGTACTGTCATGCGCTGTAATGATGAAACTGCCATTTGTTATCTCCTATGTGTTTATTTACCTGGAAAGGTAGGCGGTCGAAACCGCCACCTTTTTAAACTCCAGCGCCTCCGGCGATTTCACCAGTGTTCTTGATACGCAACGGAATATAGATAAATTCCACCGCTTTTACTGGTTCTATGGCAATATCAACCCACAGTTCGTTGCGATCAATACGTGCTGGCGTGTTGTTGCTCAAGTC